GCTAGCGTACCCAAGTCTCAACGCGCTAGATATCAGCCTCAATTTTGCGAACCTCGCGTGTCCGGGCTATTGCGGCTTCCAGCTTCGCGGCGAAGTCCACATTTATGTTTGTGTTGACCGTCTTCTTTGAGTAACCGAACCGATCCATCCGATCACTTGCGATCGCAACTAGCTCCCTAACCGGCAAGGTCTCTCCTTCCTCGTCGGCCGCATCCAGCCGATCGGCAAGTTGCCGTTCAGCCTTCCGCATGTTCGCTACCGCCATAGACGCAAGGGCATCTTGCTCCTCGCGCCATTCCTCCGTCACCTGGGCCCGGTACCCAGCGATCAACTCCTCAATCGCCGGATCACTCCGCAAGATGCTGAGCCTCGAGATGCTGTACCCAGTAACCTCGGCAACTTCCCAGAGTTTGAGCCCCGACGCAAACGCCCTCGCAACCCGGTGATGGCTATCCCGGATCGCCTGCAAGCTCGGCCTCTCAACCTCTCGTGCTCGGCCCATACTCCACCTTTACCGTTCCCATCATACCACACTCCCCTAACGAAGTCAATAATTATTTTTCACAAAAATGCGTTGGGGAAAGTCGAAAATTTAAAATTTTTGCTGAGAGGTCCTCTGCACGCGCCGGGCAGACAAAATTTTGGCCCTACCCGGCGGGGGTAGGGCCTCGCTAGGGACCGTTAGCCTTTGATGAATTGATCGAAGCTGATAACGCGAGTGCCGCTGGCGGCCTGTGGCGCCCATGCCACTAGGACGCTATCAGTGCTAGCCGACACTTGACGGCCTAAGGTGACAACTAGGCGCTTGCCACTGGGGGCGATGACCTTATCGTCTAGGGCCGCTTGCAAGGTCGCCATTGCGGCCCTTGCGAATATCTCAGCTTCAATGGCATTGGCTGCGAGGGCTTGGATGTCATTGGGCATGTCAGCAATTGGCATCTTAGCCCATTGCAGCTTCTCTTTCTCCTTGGCTTTGTCAGCCTTGAGGATCTCATCAGCAGCTTGAGTGGCTTGGCGGAACTGTACGGTTGTCATTGGGCTTACTCCGTCGGCTTGATTGCCGAACGATGGGGAGCGAACCACACGATTGCGGCAAGATTAAGGCCGTGTAGTTGTTGCCCATTCGCCACAACTCCATCGCCCCTAGTGACATCCGGACCACACTGTTGCAATCACAACACAATCCACTGCAATCAACTCATGTTACCTGCGCCCTGATTACTCCCGTTTTCCCTGCTGTACCCACGTCATTTCTCTCGTGCGTACAACAGTGGAGAGGTCGGGCATCCCGTATATATATCTTTTATTTTTTTTTTTTTTTTTTTTTAATAAATATAAGGAGGGAGGGCATGGTTTCCCACTGTCGTACGCACCACAGTTGTGACGTGGGTATACCGGGGGAAAGGGGGACTATCAGGGAAGACAGGGACTTGACATTGCGGATTAGGTATGGTATAGTGTTCGGTAAGATGGAGGGAAGATATGAGCGGTGTTAGGCCGATTATTAAGAGGGACCATAAGGGCTTGCCGATCTGTGGGGTATGTAAGAAGCGATGGAAGAACGGGTATATTGACCTGTTCGATTATTCCCACCTCAATAGGCTATGGCGGTATGTGCATGTGGAGTGTATGAACAATCCTCCACCACCAGAGCCGAGTTACCGTAAGGCCGTCAAGTACAAGCCTTATGCAATTGAGACTGAAAGCCTCAGCACTGGCAAGCCCATGTTGGTTTGTGACTTCTGTCAAGGGCCCCTTGCCGACGGGCATTGTTGCGCCCATGTGGCAGCAAATGGCCGATGATCTTATCCCAGTATCGGTGCTGTTACTCCTAGTGGCTTGGACTTGGTTGTCTTATGCCATCACACGTTGGGCGCATGGTTGGGGCTTCTGGCGATGGACGCGAAGCAAGGACCATGCCAAGCCCCGCCTTAATTTCGACAAAATCCCGGCGCAGCATGGTTGGCGTCGGTTGAACCACGGAGTTAAGCCCAATGAACCAGCAAATTATCGATGATCTTGCCAGCACATACTCTGATCGTGTTAGGAATGTGCTAATGGATGGCAGCAAGCTCTGTATTCACCAAGAGTCTATTGCAAAGCTGAGTGCATCGACAATTAGTGATTGCATCTCGATCATGTTAGCATCTGGTATGAGTGAGGCACTGGTAAGGCTGATTATGAAGGTGGCTCTTGATAATGCCGCCAAGACCATTGACAGTCTTGCAGTTGAGATGGCCGAGCACTGAAAGCACACACACAAGGTAAAGCTCATGTCAGACGATGTAATCTACAATGGCCGGCTTCTTGGAACCGCTAGTGGATGGGACGGTGAGCTTGGAAGCTCCATCTGGTTTTACGACTTCAAGCCTGCTGGTGATTGGCTTGGGGAAGGCACCTTAGAGATTGACGAAGAAAACGGGTATATTGGTTTGCAGAACGATGATGGGGACCGTGAGATAATGAACAAGCAGGATCTTCCAGAGTTTCTGGTTAAGCTACCACGAATTAAGGCTTGAAAGCACACACCATGCCAAATAAACTCGAACTCATGGTAGGATCATTTAGAATACACATAATGGCTTCTTCCTACCCTACCGCGGAACGTTGGCATCCAGCAATAGCGTTTGTCAGCAGTGATTACGACAAGGACGAACGCTATTATTGGCCCAATGTTACCGAGATCACTCAAGAAGAGGCTTTAAAGTTTGCCCGTGCAGCAGTTGACGATGTGCGCAAAGCTGCATGGGCAATCATACAACAATGGAACATCCACCAAGTATGACTTCACACACCATGCAACTTGAGTACGCTAGGATTCTCAGGTTGCATGAGTGTGCAGTCAATCCCGACCGCACAAGGCCAGTTCACACAAAGCTAGAGCCGATGAACAGGACAGGGCGCCACATATCCGCTAAGGTGCGATTAGAGCGGACAGCCCGTACTCCAATGACCATCAATGAGCCCTTAGAGTTGTGAACACAACCACAGAGGAGAGCGTAATCCGTATGGCAGACGCCCTAAGTGGGGCTAGTGACCCCACGCCACTTAGAATCCCCATTACCAAAGCTGGTAGGGGCGAAGTCCTTGAGGTTTCCCCAAAGACGGTGGACAAGCTCTTGGACAATCCCGATACCTTGCGGAGGGTTGTTGAGGAGGGCCTCAAGGTCATCCTCAATTCCAGGGCCACGAAAATCAAGCAGTCTGCTGATTCACTGGCTAAGGATGGGGCCAAGCCCGAGCAAATCGCCGAGGTTAAGAAGCTTGCTTTCGAGCAAGCCGAAAAGAACCTTGTCGATCTTATCGAGGGCAAACTACAGAAGCGCGGCACAGCTACCAAGTCTGATGTGCCTCGCAATGTGATGACCGAAGCGGTTCGTCAGGCCCGTGAGGTTGTTAGAGATAGGATCAAGGCAGCTGGAGGGAAACTGTACCTCTACAAAGCTTCCGATATTACGAAGTTCGCCACACAACTTGTGAAGGATGATACGTCGTATATCGAGAAGGCAAAGGCCGCCTTGGCCGAACGTGAGAAGATCCCGGTGGTCAGCGACATCCTGTCTTTCATCAAGGTCGATCCCGAGCTTGTTGCAAAGGCAGAAGCCAAGAACGCCGAGAAGAAGAAGACGTTGTCTGCAAAGCAGGCCGGGAAGACTAAGGCCCATGTGCCTCCAAGTAAGCCCAAGCCCGCACAGCAGGCAACAGCCCACTAGCAGCCCACTAGCAGCAATGAGGACTAGCCGATTGAGATTTGGGTACGCTAGGACGACCTAAATCCCGGCCCACAACCTCAGGATGCTAAACAACGTCCCCGGCGAGCAATGAGCAACAGGTTAAGCTCAGGATCGCCGGGCATTACCTAACCATGAGGGGCTAACAATGAACCTAACAGAGTTTATCAAACATAACGGCCCCAGCCTTATACAACATCCAACGCTGCCAGATGATCCTACCGAGGAATTCTACCAGCATCCTAAAGGTGTTTTAGTAGTTCAGCGGTGGCCAACACATCTGTCGGCAACTCTGTACTGTGACGACTTTATCAACAATCTAGTCACAGTTCAAGGCTACAAAGAATCCCTCCCAAGGGAGTGAGTTCATGCCAAGGTTTAGATTGTTGGACAATAATTTCGAGGTTATCTTGAAAGTTATTGCCCACAACGACAAGGTAGTGTTGCTTATCGATTTACCAGAAGCTTGGGATGAAGGTATGGAAATTGAGATGACGCCTGAAGAATGGAAGGAGATTGTTGATAGCACAAATCAACCCTTAGATGTCCTATCATAGAGATCAGTCTAACGGCAATGGTGCCAAGAGAGACTGATAAGAAAGGAAGCCCAAATGTCAAGCGATATGTCCACTGTGTTTGCCGGTTTCGTTGAAGCCGCCAAGGCCCTCGAAGAAAAGCCAGCTCTGTTGCGGGAAGTTGAACTGCATAAATCCGCTAGGGATCAAGCCCTATCGGCAATGGATCAAATGAAGGAAGATATTGCCGCTAAGGCTAAGGCCATTGCCGACCTTCAGGCAAGGATCTCTGACTTGGAGGCGTCCCTTGACGTTGCCTCCAAAAGCCAGAAGGATACCGGCTCTAAGCTGGAGGTCATTCTGTCGGCTGTTAAGGGCATAATGGGCGAGGTCAACGCCGCTGTGTCTTTGGTTGAGCCAGAGGCAAACCCTACTGTGCCCTCGGCGGCAACGTCCGAGACTGCCCCCACCGCATCTGCCGAAAGCACGGCATCTGCTTTGCCGAGCGATGGCCACCAGCACGTTGAGGATTACTCGCACCCTACTGTGCCCTCAACGGACACTCAGTCTCCCGGTGCCTCTGCTACCGAGGGACAAGGTCCTGCCGAGGGATCGGGCAATGCCTCTATGGGTCAGAGTGAGGCAAACCCTACTGTGTCATCGATGGACGGCACGTCAGGAATTGCTCCACAAGGCGATACTCCAGCTCCGGATGGCTCTCCTGCACCGCAGTCGGCCGATGTCTCGCAGCCTAGTCAACACGGTATCGGCACCACAATAGAGCATGTTGCCGAGGATACTCGACCTGTGGCTCACCCCAAGCCCTACTGGACCAAGCCCAACGACGTGTCTTGGGAAAACTGGGTCCACAACGGTGGTGAGTCGGCCCCTTGGATCAACGTGAAGGCGTAACAGGGAGTGGTGTGGGGCTAATAACCCCACACCACAATGCCAATGATCCACCTCATGCTCTGGGCGATAGCTGCTGTGGTTCTGCCTATTGTCATCATGGTCCTTGTTATGGCCGCCATAGATGCATTCTGTCGTTGGTTACAACTATGATCCGCTGGGCTATCACCCTTACCTATGGCATCGGCCTCACATGGCTAATTGCCATAGGTCTTACCGTTGTGGATCTCTTGGTCCACAATGCCAACGCCACCACGCTGAGTATAGCACTCGTAAACACCGCTGGCCTCATCATCGGATACGTAATCGGGTTTTATGTCACAAGGAAAGCACAATGAACGCCACCCTAGACCTCGACGGTATCCCAACTCACGCCCTTCGTGTCTGGGCTGCTAACGGAGAGTTGTTCGTCGCCATCCCTCACGTAAAGGGTGGCCACTACATCACCCGGTATCCATTCACCACTCATGGCCTTTGCCTTGTGCTGGATTTATTGGGTCAACACCGCAAAGATACTGAATACGTCGCTCATGACATGGCAATCAAGCCGGTCGATCAGCAAGCGGCCATTGCCGATCTTATGCTCAAGAGGATGGGAGTTATATGAGCCTCGACTCCCTATTCTCCGAGTTGGCCGACAAAGGCTATCGTGTCGGCCAACTCGCTCAGTCCGGTAGCGGATGGTACTGTGTCTTGTGGAACGGCCCGTGCTCACACTACGCCCATACCGATGATCCCAGCCCAGCAGGTGCATTGCTTGAAGCCATGTGCGTTCTAGACGCGGGGCATGGCAAGCAATGGGATACACCTATCTCACTGGCCGAGATAGTAGGAGCCACGATCGCAGAGCCAGACTATAGCTGGCTCAAACCAAGGAAGTGGACATGACAGAGGAAACGACTGTTGAGATCAGAATTATTAACCCAGAACATTGGTCCGTAACGATATGCGAGTTGGCTGAACAACTGTGGACGATCGAAAAGGTTGTACTCAACGGCAACAGTGCTTCTGTACTTCTGCTTACTAAAGAAGCTTTACATCTTGTGAGGGCAAAGGAAAACAATGAAACACTATGAAACTATCGGCGGACAAGTCACTCGGGGGGAGACTTACGCTAAGCTATGTGACATGCTACGTGATGCGGAGGAATGTTGCTATATCCTCGGACACTTGCACAATACTGAAGATGGCTCCAAAGACGCCTTAATAGCGACTGGCTGGCGTGGAGTAGGCCAGTTGCTTGAAAAGGTGCGAGCGCAGATCGGCCATCTTGCGGCGGGAAGATTGAACTAGGGGCTTGACTTTACAAATAAATGTGGTATAATGAGGGTATAATAAAGGATCGACCTAATGCCAAGCCCAACTCCCCAACAACAAGCGGTGCTAGACTTTGCCGCTTCCAGCCCCGACAACCTCATGATTCAATCCCGCGCAGGTACCGGCAAGACAACCATGCTGGAAATGCTCGACGGTGTGTTAAAAGGCCCCAACCTGCTAGTTTGTTTCAACAAATCTGTTGCCGATGAAGCGCAGAAGCGGATGAAACCTGCGACCACAGTCAAGACGCTCAATTCAATCGGCCACAGCATCTGGGCCGGTGCTAGCGGCCACCGATTGAGCCTAGCCAAAGACAAGCAACGGGACATTTTTCGGGCGTTGGTTGATGCAGCCCCACGCAACGATCAATCTGCAATGTGGGAACGCTACGACCTTGTAATGCAAGGCGTCAACCTCGCGCGTGCGATCGGGTACGTGCCCAGCATGAACTCCCTTGTCCACAAACGAATCGCAACCTTCGAGGAACTTACCGATGTTCTGGACGAAACGCCAGACGACCACACCCATTCCCTCATCGACGACGTACTCAGCACCTCCATCGCCCAAGGGCATAAGGGCATCGTCGATTTTAATGATCAACTTTACCTGCCCGCATTGTTCGGAGGAAATTTCCCTCGATTCGCGAATGTTCTCATCGACGAGTACCAAGACCTCAGCCCTATCAACCTCAAAATGGTGGGGAAGCTTGCGCGTAACTCGCGTCAGTTCGGAGTAGGGGACGATGCACAAGCAATTTATGCCTTTCGTGGAGCAACTGTACACAGTATGCAACGTGCGATCGAAGATTTCAATATGCACGTACTCCCTCTCTCAGTTTCCTTTAGATGCCCATCAGTTATTGTGGCCAATGTCCGATGGCGGGTCCCCGAGTTTTCCGCTTCCCGCGATGGAGGGATCATCGATAGTAATGGGACCGAGATCGAAGACAATTCCACAGTAATCTGCCGTAACAACGCCCCGCTTGTAGCGGTTGCAATGAAGCTTCTTGCTCAAGGCAAAAAGATCGACATGGCAGGGACGGACATCTCAAACCGGATCTTGCGCCAACTCAATGCCCTAGGGTCGGAGGAAACCACACAAGCTCAAGCAATGGCGGCCGTTGATTCATGGCTTGCCGCCAAGCTCGCCAAGGAATCCAAGACCGCCGAAGACACGGCCGAATGCATGCGTGTGTTCTTGCGCCACGGCAAAACCCTTGGGTCCGCAATGGCCTACGCCCGACATCTATTCGCGCTATCAGGAACCATCCGGTTCATGAGCGGCCACAAAGCGAAAGGACTTGAGTTCGATCATGTTTACCATCTAGACATGCACTTGATTCGCCGTACGGGACAAGACCCTAACGTCCACTACGTTATCGATACAAGGGCGCGGGAAAAGCTAACCTACCTCGATTCAAGGAGAATCCTCAATGCCGCTGAGTGAAGTTGTCGGTGCCTACAACGACTGCTTTGATTACTTCGAGAAGGCCCTCGGAGATCCAGCAGGAATTAGGGTTAAGTTCAACTCAAGAGAGGAAGCTTACACCTTCCAGATCAGGATGAACTATGCCCGAACACTCCAACGAAGGGACAGTCGTCGATTGTACGAAGCCAAAGACCCGCGTTGGGGCACGAGCGAGTTCGATCATCTTGTTGTGCGATCCCCGCGTGAGGATAGCGAAGGAATGTGGTGGATCTACATCGAGCATCAAGGCCGCAATGTCCTTGCAGTTGAGTCACTGTCAGACATTGAGAATATTATGGAGCAAGAATGATGGACGACCACGGATTATTTGGTTTCGCAGTCGGCTTGTCGGTCGGTGCGCTGCTTGTAACCGGCAGCTTCCTTTGGTCGGCTCTGACCAAAGATGAACGTAAGGAAGCAGTAAAACACTGGTGGACTAGACAACCATGAACGACATCAACTTGCTAATGTCTCGAGTTGAAGAGATCAACGCTAAGGACCCTCCTCTCCCAGCCGAAGACATCGATGCACTGATCGCCTACCATCGACTAATGCGCCAAAGGCGCGCGTCCGGTGAGAAGCCCAAGCGATCGGCCCCCGATCTTGGCGAACTGCTAAAGATGACCCAACCTAAGGAAGAACCACCCTCATGGGCGACCAAGAAACGCCGGATATGGTAAGCCCATTCCTCCCCGGCACAAAGATCCAATTCGCATGGGACTCCACTTCCCTCGGCTACCTCAAAACCTGTCCTCGACTATACCAATACATGATCATCGATGGTTGGTCCGGTAAGGAAGAATCAGTTCACCTGCGATTTGGCCAAGAATACCACACCGCCCTGCAACAATACGAAGTGTCCAGGGCTAATGGAGTGAAACATGAAGATGCCATTCACGATACAATCAGCGAGCTTTGGACACGAACGCACGGTTGGAATGTGGATCGCAGTAATAAGGCTGGACAATATAAGAATCGTGAGACTTTGTGTAGCCTTGTGGTGGATTACCTGGATCATTTCGGCCCGGAAGACCCTGCCAGAACCTACATCAAAGCCGACGGGACAGCAGCGGTCGAGTTGAGTTTTAGGTTTGAGCTCGATTTTGGTCCGCACTACATCATCGACAACGGTCAGATCGAAGATCGTAGTGAGATTATCGAACGCATCCCCACCGGCCAACCCTACCTCCTTTGCGGCCACCTCGACCGTGTTGTAGAGTTCAACGACGCCATCCTTGTAATGGACCACAAAACGACCACGACAACAGTCGGTGATTACTACTTCGACCAATGGGAGCCCAACAACCAGATGACGCTTTACACCTTAGCGGGTGGGGTTGTGCTTAACGCCCCCATCCGTGGGGTTGTAATCTCAGCCGCCCAGATCATGCTCGATAAGCCCAACCGATTCGTTCGTGGGTTCACCTACCGCACCCCCGATCAACTGGAGGAGTGGCTCAAGGACTTAGAGCGGCTGCTGATAGTAAACGAAGGTTATGCGGAGAGCGACTACTGGCCCATGAACGACACCGCTTGCGACAAGTTCGGAGGCTGCAAGTTCCGTGGGATCTGCTCTAAGTCCACATCCGTCCGCGACAAGTTCCTTCGCGCAGACTTTGTTCAACTACCTGAGGAAGAAAGATGGAATCCTCTCAAACCTCGCTGATTGGCGAACCTACCCGCTACATCTTCTACACTCAAATCGAGTTCGCTGAGCCCGGTGTCTTCAAACTCACCAACCTGCAAGGCCGATTCCTCGTAGCTAACGAGCTATCGGAAGGCGACCACATCAAACTCACAATCGAGAAAATCAATGCCCAGTCTATCAGCCCACCACTCAAGCAAGATAGTGAAGCTTCTCCTAGTCGGCGACTCCAAGAGCGGTAAGACCGGCTCGCTAGTATCCTTGGTAAAGGCCAGCTACCACCTTCGCATCCTCGACTTCGACAACCTGCTCGATATCCTGCGGTACAAGATCCTCGAACTATGCCCAGACAAACTCAGCACGGTTGAATACCGGACCTTGCGAGACAAAACCAAGGCCGGACCGACGGGAGCGATCCTCGATGGAAAACCACAAGCCTGGATCAACGCGATCAAGATGCTTGACTTCTGGAAGTATGATGACGTGGACATGGGAGTACCGGCATCATGGGGTGAGGATTGCATTTTGGTCATTGACAGCCTGTCGCGACTGTGCGACGCGGCCTATGACTTTCACGAAGCTATCACCCCACGAGGGCGTAGCGGCGACTATGACGGCCGAGCAGTATACGGAAATGCTCAGGATGATGTGGAGAAGCTACTGGGATTGCTTACATCGCCTAGTTTCGGAACCAATGTTATCGTTATATGCCACGGAGTTTATATGGACCTGCCTGACGGAACAAAGAAGATCTTTCCTCAGGGAGTTGGTCAGAAGCTATCCCCTAAGATCCCGCAGTACTTCCCCAACGTTATTCGGTACAGGAACGTCTCAGGCAAGCGCACGATCCAGCTTAAGAGTGATCCAATGATCGATCTTGCCAATGCCCGGCCCAGTGAAATGCCCGAGTCCTTGCCGATCGAGACAGGACTTGCGGAGTTCTTCGCGATCTTACGAAAGGAGCCACCTACCGCCAACACTATCCCCATCAAACCCAGAAGGATCTAAACACATGGCAAACGGATTCAAAAACTCAACTTCTATTTCTTCTCCTAGCTTCCAATCCATCCTCGACGAATCTCCTACCGAAGTCGCACCGGTTAAGCTGCTTCCTCCCGGCTCATATGTCTGCGTGGTTGGCCCACCACGTTATGACAAATCCTCTAAGAAAGGTACGCCATTCGTTGAGTTCATCCTTCGGCCCGTTGCGGCTGGGGAGGATATCGATCTTGACGACCTTGAGGAACAGGGCGGCCTTGATGGCAAGCAGATTAGGGCTACTTTCTACCTTACTGAGGATGCAGTCCGTCGGCTCGATCAGTTCCACGAGCATTGTGGGCTGGACCTGTCCGATGAAATGCCCCGTCGAGTTCGGAATGACGCCGTGGTCAACTCTCAAGTAACTGCGGTGGTCCGCCACGAGCAGTCCGAAGACGGCACCCAGACCTTCACTCGACTAGCCCGCACGGCCCCTGCGGAGTAATAAAATGGCCGACCACATATCAGAGGAAATGCTGGCTCGAGAAAAGCGCAAATCCACGTACTTCGGGATGGCATACGCCATAATCATAATGATCGTAGTCATCGCGATACATACGCTCTTATATTGGTAATTCGCTAGCCAAAGCAAGGCGGTTAGCGGATTGACTGAGGTGGGGTTGTCCCGGCCCCACCTACTTTTTCTGGAGGAACGTCATGATCGTTCAACTGTCAATCACCCGTACCCCGCAACATGACTACAAAATCGTCATGCAAAGCACGGAGCGGATTGAGCTTACGCTTATCCACAACCTGGAAGACATGATGACGTTGCTTAACGATCAACTCCCAAAGCTGGTGCCCGTTGATGAAGCCCATAGTTCTAGTCGGCGAAGCTCGGGGCGAAGCTGAGCAGCGCCTAAATTCTTCCTTTGTCGGCCCATCTGGCATTGAACTAATCCGAATGTTAGGTGAGGCCGATGTAATCAAGCTGACTAGCTTCGACCGCAACTACATCACCCGGTACTTTGAAACCCAAGACCCGACCTGCGTTGAGGCCATCTGGTCACTGCACCCGGAGGTTTACCGCACCAATGTTTTCCAACTTCACCCTCACGGAAACGATCTGGTCACGCTATGTGGTCCCAGAGAAGATGGGATCCCCGGATATCCC